AAGTAATATCAAAAAAATACTTTTTAGAAAAAAGTAATATCAAAAAAATACTTTTTAGAAAAAAGTAATATCAAAAAAATACTTTTTAGAAAAAAGTAATATCAAAAAAATACTTTTTAGAAAAAAGTAATATCAAAAAAAAATAAAAAATAAGATGTAATATTATAATTATTTTTTAGATTTAGTTTTTTTTTTACTCATTATATTTTTTACCATTTGTTTAAGCATTTTTGGATTTTGTAGTTTAAACAGTCTATCTTTTACTTCATCTATATCTTTTATAATTTTTTTACATTTACTCTTTTTACATTTTGATATTGCTGTATTATTTTCATATATGTTATATTTTCTTACACATTTTGAATGTTCATCACCTTTTGTAAATAATAATTTATCACATTTTTTATTTTCAGCCGCTAATTTATCTAACGGATAAATATGACCACATTTTTGTTGTTTACATAATTTTTCTTGTTCATTAAGTTCATTAAGTTTATTTTTTAATTCTTTTATTTCTTTACCATTTGGATGTGATACATATACCAAATCAGAAGTGATAGATTCTATTTTTTTCATTTTGTCTTCACATTTATCAATTAAACATTGACCAATTTTAGCCATTAATTCTGGCTGAATTTTATTTTTTTTATAACATTCATTCATACCCTTCATTTTATCTAAAATTTTTTCAGGTGGATAGGCTTTAAATTTCTCTTGGCATTTTTTAATTTTGCTAAATGTGTTTTTTAGATTTTTAATGTGCTTACATTTTTTTAAAGTACATTTATCAGCTTCTTTACTAGCTTTTATAAATTCACTTTTTAATCGATCAGTTTCTTTTTGTACTGTATTATTATTCATTTTTTTATTTTTTTAGATTATTATAAGAAAAAATTATATTTATAAGAAAAATAATTGTATAAGTTTTATTTTTTAATTTACTAAAAATAATATAACTTTTTTTAGCTAGAATATATATGTATATAAGCAATACGCATATAAATATATAATTAAAATAAAAAATTAAATGGCTACTAAATTAGAAAAACCTAAAGTGATTGATATTTATTTTGCTGATGTTGAAAAATATCAAGCCCAGTTTGGACCTAAAACTGCTGTCTACATCCAAGTTGGAGATTTCTATGAAATTTATGGTGCTGAATTTCCGGACGGTAAACGTATTGGGGTTCTTGAACAAATTTCAGATTCTTTAAATTTAACTGTTTCCCAAAAAAAGGTTTGTATCGGTCTTTCATCGGATGCTAAAGTTTACATGGCAGGTTTTCCAATCTATATGTTAGATAAATTCGTTAATATTCTGGTTGATGAATGTGGATGGACTGTTGTAGTAATTAAACAAGATGAACAATGTGCTGGTACAACCCGATCAGTTGAAGGTATTTATTCTCCTGGTACTAATGTACGAACAACACAAGATAGTAACACAATTGTAATGGTAGTAATTGAAAAAGTTAAAAGTCGGATTAACCATAAAACATCGACACTATATATCGGTATGTCTTCATTAGATAGTATTACTGGTCAAACAACCGTCTATGAAACTTTTTCTTATGATCAAAATACAGTTCTTTCATACGATGAAATTCAAAAATTCATTTCTGCTAAAAATCCTCGTGAAGTATTAATTGAAACAATGGATCCTTCACTATCTGAAAGTGATATGGTTAGTGCTCTCAATCTAAGTACTCGTCAATATCGTTTTAATTTCGTTAAATATGGTCGACTCGAAAAGTTGATCGAAACTCAAACAAAATTCTTTGAAAAAATCTATGCCCATAAACTTAAAGTATCTATTATTGATACGTTAGGTCTCCAATACAAAGAATATGGTCGTTTAAGTCTCATGCTTCTCCTCAGCTATATTCTTGACCATTCCAATATCATGTTGAATCAAATTCGTGTCCCCGAAGTTTGGGAAATGAACACTCAACTTATTTTAGCTAACAATTCACTTGAACAACTTAACATTATTGACAATCGTTTCAATTCACGTGAACCATCTCTTATTAAAATTCTTGACATGACTAGTACTGTTATTGGTCGACGTGGTTTCCGTAATCGTTTACTTAATCCTATTCGTGATCAGGAAGTTCTTAATCGACGCTATCAAGAAATTAAAGATGCGATGGATTTTGATGAAGAAGGTGTTCCTTCGAAACAATTTTATCAACAAGTTGAAAATGGACTTAAAAATATTCGTGATCTTGAACGTCTTCATCGTCGTATTGCTATGGGTACTATGACACCAATTGAACTATCTGGTCTTATTCTTTCATACAAAGCAATTATTGAATTATATAACTTAGTCCATAAACGTGAAACATCTCCACTTAAAGGGTTCTTACCTAAAACTGAAGCATGGAATGAATTTATTGGTATTTTAAATAAACTTGAAAATACATTTGACCTAGAAAAGACTAATTTCAATACTTTAGAAAAGATTGATCGTAATTTCTTTAAAACTGGATGTAATAAAGTATTAGATGAACAACAAGCTAGAATTGATCATTCAATGAATATTTTTTATGAACTTTGTAAATGGATTGATGAACAAGTTAATGAACGTGAAAAAGAATTCCCAAAACGTTTAAAGAATATTGCTCGGTTTGATTATGGTGAACAATTTGACCATCATATTTACCTGACTCGTAATCGTTTTAATATTCTTAGTGAAAGAATCGAAGAAAAAGTTCGTTCAGGTGAAAAAGAACTAGAATTAAGTGTCCCTATGACTTTATATATTGATACTGAAAAAGGTATTGAAACAACAACACAATATTATAAATACACTATTGACCTTACAGGCATAACATCAGTTAATAAATCTCGTTCGGTAAATAATAATGATGTTATTATTCTTCTTAAAGATCCAAATGAAAAAGAAACAAAAAAACAACAAAAAAATTATGGTCCATCCAATCATGTATTCGAAACATATTCCTTATTAGATCGTCAAAATAAGAAAATCAAATTCGAAATGGAAGCTCTCAAATCAACAGTTATTGCTGTTTATAAAGATATCATTCAATCAATTGCTAATAATAATCTTGGTACACTTCATGAAATAGTTAAATTTGTAACTGAAATTGACATTATCAAAGCTGGAACTAAGATGGCGATTGAAAAGGCTTATACATGTCCTATTATTGAAGAAGATGAAAATAGTTTCTTTGACTTCAAAGGTATTCGTCATCCTATTATTGAACATATTAATCAAAAAATTCAGTATGTTGATAATGATATAATTCTTGGTCAGGACAATCTGGATGGTATTCTTCTTTTTGGTGTTAATGCTAGCGGTAAATCTTCTTTGATGAAAGCTATTGGTATTAATATTATTCTAGCCCAAGCTGGTTTCTTTGTAGCATGTAAAGAATTGCGATTCTCACCATTTGAATATTTATTTACTCGTATTTGGAATAACGATAATATTTTTAAAGGTCAATCAACTTTTGAAGTGGAAATTAGTGAACTCAAATCTATTATCAAACATGCTAGTTCAAAGAGTCTTGTTCTAGGTGATGAATTATGTTCTGGTACAGAAACCGTATCTGCTAGTGCGATTGTAACAGCTGGTATTAAGAAATTATCTAAAAGTAAAGCTAAATTCATCTTCGCAACACATTTACATTTCTTGGCTGATAACCAACATTTGATTGAATTAGATAATGTTAAGAACTACCATTTGAGTGTTGTTTTTGATCAAGTTAAAGAAAAACTGATTTATGATCGTAAACTTAAGGAGGGATCTGGTCCATCAACTTATGGTTTAGAAGTTTGTAAAGCGATGGGATTGGATGAGGACTTCTTGGAGGAAGCTTTTAAAATCCGTACTGAAATCACTAATGAAATAATGGGTAGTTTTCTTAATAATAAACCTTCGAAATATAACACTAATGTACGAATTGATAAATGTCAAGTTTGTCAAGGACCTGGTGATGATGTTCATCATATTCAATTCCAATGTACAGCTGATAACAATGGTAAGATTGGTAGTATTCATAAAAATCGTGAATCTAATTTAGTAGTTTTATGTAAGAAGTGTCATAATTCAGTACATCATCCTCGTGGTAAACTTAAGATTAATGGATATGTTGAAACCTCTGAAGGTATAGTTTTAGATTACACTAAAAAATAAATATTATAATATAATAAAAATAAAAACTTAATAAAAATGAAAACCAAGTTAAAACTTAGAACTCACCATAAAAAAAATCAAAAAAGTAAAAGAAGTACAGTTTCAAAGAAAAATGTAAAAAGAACTCAAGATGGCGGGGAATCATCATTAAATAATTTTAGAAAGTATATTTTGTATGACATAATAGATTATTTAGGTCCTTCATTATATTATACACGTATTCAACATAGTGAATCACAAAAAGAAGTTAGACTAAAAAAAAATTTAATCTCAACTCCTAATCAAAAATACTTATTACAATTACAACACCAATTTATTATAGAATTAAAAGATGCTTTGTTTCCTATGCTTGAATTAAAAGATTCAACTAAATTAGATTCTAAATTCAAAAATCCAGATTTATATAAACAAATATTTAAACCATATTTTTTTGAAGGAATACATAATAAATTTAAAATATTAATTGCTAATGAAAATAATGAAACAGAAAAAAAAAATTTTGAAGATTTAATAAATACTAAGAAAAATATCATACATAATGAAGAACAACGTAAAATAAAAATAGAAAATATTATATCCAAAATTAAAACTCACAAGTTTGGGGTTAGAAAAGAATTAAATATGAAAGAAACAATAAAAATTTTATTATTTAATTTATTTTATTATTATGGTTATAATTCAAAAATAGTAAAAAATAATATTAATAATAAACCAATAAACGGAATTAATAATGATAATGATAATGATAATAATAATAGTTTATCTATATATGAACCAGAGTTACAACATCTAACTCCATTAACTCCATTAACTCCATTAAGTTCATTAAGTTCATTAAGTTCATTAAATTTATCATCAGAATCAGGATCAGAATTAGAATCATTACATAATTCATTCTTAAATAACCAAAATAATAATAATAATTATAATATAAAAGCAGATGAATATAAATTTGTATCAGAAATATTAGAAATTCTAGATAAACTTAAAGAAAATCTTTCATCTAATAAATCTTTAATAAGAAATCGTTCTAATACTATATTATCAATAAATTTGAATGACCACGGTTTTCCAGAAGACATGATTTATAAAAAATTAAAAATAATAGATAATATTTTATCTAAAAAACAAAAAATAGATAATGAAACAAAAAAAACAATAATAGAGTCATTAAATACTATCAATTCCAAAATTTCTACACTTGAATCTAATTATTTTAAGAAACTAAAAGCTAAAGTTGATAAAGTTTTACTTAATGAAACTATAAAAGATTCTAATTAAAATTAATTTAATATTTATTATATATTTTTAAATTTTTGTATTATTTTTCAATAAGATTTTGTAATTAAACTAAATATTATATACCTTAAGATATTAAAAATCTTATTTAAAAACTTAAATGTCAAAAAGTAAAAAATCCAATGACTTGTTATCTAATTGGAATATGCAAGTCCAGCCATACCTGACATGATACGTAAGACATTGTAATTTACAGCATAAACTCTCAATTCACTTTCAACAGTTGTAGTACCATTGAATGTAAGATTAAGAACAACATTGTCAAGACGACTCATGTTACATGACCCACTTGGTTGGTGTTCTTCAGGTGTAAGAGCGAATGAGTATGAATAAATGTGTTTGTTGGGTGTTCTAGTGTGATGGTTGTATGGTTGAACATCACGTTAATAAAATGAATCACGTTCCTTCATTCTGTCATGACCATTGAAGAGAAGTTTAGCAGTTTCGAATGTATCACCACCAGAAGTTGAGCTGAAGTTGAATAAGTCATTACCTGAAACTGTGTTAAGTTCTCTTGTTTCATTACGTGTAACAACCCATAAAAGTTCCTTAACAGGGTGGTTAAGTTGAAGAGCCGAGTTAAGAGTTGTTGAACGTGTATCAATACCTTCAGGTTCATTGAATTGGACTTGTTCAATAAGGTATTCGTGACTGACTTGGGCGAAACGACGACGTTCATCTGTGTCAAGGTAAATGTAATCAACCCATAAGCTGGCTGATCTAATAGATGGAGTGCTACCATCAATATCAAGTGGGTTAACAATTTCAACATCAGACCGAGTTAATTCTCTAATACCACGGAATTCAAAGTTAAGTTTAACTTCATGATATTGAAGAGCGATAAGAGGAAGAGCAAGACCGGGGTTACGACAGAACCAGAATTGAAGAGGGATATATAATGTTTTTTCTTCAAGTGCGTTGGCTTCGAGTGAAACATTAGTGGAATATTTGCCAATGAGACGTTTGTAAGAACGGTATTCAGCATCTGATTGAGTTAATTCGCCATATATTTCGAGCCATTCCGAATAGTGTTTGTCAACAATTTGACCACCAATTTCGATTTCAACTGATTTAATAAGTGCGTTACCAACCGAGTTGACATACCCTTGCCATTCAGCACCATTTTGATCTTGTTGAAGAGCAGGAAGAACAACTCTAAGAAACATTTTGTGTATTAAATCACCATTACGGGAAACTGTAACAGTGAGTTTACGACCAAAATCTACATGTCCATTAAATGTTTGTTCAATAGATTCAATCGAGAAATTTGTGTGACGACGGTAAACAACTTTAAAGAAAGTAATTTGAGCATTGCCAGTAAGGTAAATATCTTGTGCGCCATAGGCGACTAATTGCATAAGTCCTCCACTCATTTTTATGAATTTTATTTAATTGTTTATTTTATATAAATAAAAGATAAAAAAAATAAAAAAAACCCCTAAAATACTTTTATGTTTCATTTTTATTTTTAATTTCTAGTAATATAAATAAAACTTAAAATAAATGTCTGAAGTATTTGATGATTTTAAAATTTCAAACGTTGAAATTATTAACCCACTTGGTATTAATTTAACAAGTGATATTTCACGTATTAAGCACACTGGTACAACTGAATTAAACATTTCATCTCGTGGAGAGGTTCATATTACAACTGAAGATAGAGTTGTTTCATCTGATCAAGATAATGATATCGTTATCACTTCTGGTGACGGTATATTTACTGGTAGAGATGGTGGTGATATTAGATTAACTTCTGGTAATGGTCATGATGATGGTGGTGAAATTGAAATAACAGCTGGTTATGGTCGTGATCAAGGTGGATATATTCGTATTGTTGCTGGGGACTCAAATGTTGATAATATAACTAATAATGAAAATGGTGGTTATATTGATATAATTGCAGGAGATGCCTATGGTACCAATTCAGATGGTGGTCAAATTAATATTTCCGCAGGTGATAATTATTCAACAAGTAATGGTGCTGGGGGTGATATTTATATTGAATCTGGTTACAGTGAGAATGGTAGTGGAGGTGGTTTATATTTATCTGGAGGATATGGTGAAATAAACGGAGGTCCTATATATATTGAAGCTGGATATAAAGGTAGCACTAATGGTAATAATGGTGCGTCTGTTACCATTACGGGTGGCTATGCTAATGGTAACGTAAACGGAGGAAATGTCGAAATTTATGGTGGATATGGTGCTTCAAGTTATGGTAATATTGTAATTTCAGGTGGACCATCTCAAAAGATTGGATTTTATGGTAATACCCCTGTAATTCGTCCAGCTAGTTCAGGTGAAACAGCTGGTATATTTACACCAGAGGGTGGAGCAGATATAAGACATGATACAACATATACAGGTAATTTAGGTGATAAAGCTTATACAATTAGCGACATTGTAAAGGCCCTTAAACAACTTGGTTTATTAGATACTTATATTGCTGCGCCAGGTGTTGAACCATTTGCTACATTAATGGAAACAAGAACAAGAGTTATTAGAAAAACTAATAAAGAAATTATTCATCAAAGATCTAATCAAGAAGAAAATGATGAATAAAGTAAAATAATATTTTATTTTTTGTATTTTTACATCAGATGTATAGAGTTATATTATTTTTTTAATTTTTATAATTTTTATAAAATATTTTAATATGGAAAAAAAAATAAAAAAAAATCTTTTAAATATTATAAATAAATAAAGATTATTAATTATATAAAATGGCTGAAATTGTTGACGATTTAAAAGTTACATTAATTGAAATAACATCAGATTCTGGTATTAATTTGTCTGGAGATAATCCAAGAATTAAACATACCGGAAATGGTTGTTTAACAATAGAAAGTACTAGTGATGCCGCTCCTGCGTTAAAAATGACATCTCCAGGAGGTTTTGATATGGATGTTGATGGTCAAATTAATATTAATACAACATCTACATCAGATGATTCTATTGATATGACTTCACCTGGTGGAATCGATATTACTACTTCTGGTGCTTCTAAAAATATTACATTAACAACAACAGGTTCAGGTAAGGTTGATATTCCAGGTAAATTAGAAGCTGGATACGTTTTTCAAGATCACCAACCAAGTGGTGCTTCATTATTAGTTCCAACTGGAGCCGTTATACCTTTTGCTGGTTCATCTTCCCCTGGTGGTTGGGTTTTATGTAATGGTGGTTCATATTCAACAACAACATATAGTACATTATTTACGATAATTGGTTATACATACGGTGGTTCTGGGGCTAATTTCAATGTTCCTGATTTAAGAAGTAGATTACCTTTAGGTGCTGGTGCTGGTGCTGGATTAACAGCAAGAACATTAGCAGCTACAGGGGGTCAAGAAGCTATCACACAAGTTCCACCCCATACACACGATATTACTGATCCTGGACATTCTCATTCTTATGTTAATAATGTAAACAATCAAGACACTGACAATGCTTTTGCTACTCAAACTGCTGCCGATGATGCTGATGTTAGTGCTACAACTGGGACAAGTACAACTGGTATAACTATTAATAATACAGGTACTAATGTTGCTGTAGGTGCTGTTGATGTGATGAATCCATTCCTTGTTCTTAACTACATTATTAAAGTCTAATAACATTGTATTATTCTTTAATAACTATCATTTATTTTTTTTTACCAGATCAAATAAGTTATAAGAACTTTTTTTATTTCTTATAATTATATTAAAAAAATCAAATAATTTATATCTAAAATATAATGTCTGAAATTATTGATGATATTAAAACACAAACTATTGAAATTACAAGTAATTTGGGTTTAAATTTAAGTGCTAATAATCCAAGAATAAAACATACTGGATCCGGAACAATAACAATTGAAACAATTAGTTCAAATGACAGTGCGCTTGTTTTATCAGCTCCCAACGGTGGAATAGAAATATTATCAGATAATATAACAATTGGCACTTCTACAACTGAAAATACACTTCCTGGTAATGTTACAATTCATGGTAATTTAACAGTTGACGGAGATACTTTTACGAATAATGTTGTTATTTATACACAAGAAGATCCTGTATTTTACATTAATTCCGGTTTCACTGGAGTTAATACTAATGATATTGGTTTTATTGGTGAAAGAGGAACATTAGAAAATGTTGGATGGATTTGGAATGAAGCCAATAAAGAATGGGCTGCTATTGGTACTACTGATAATGGAGTTGATCCAGTAGTTGATCCAATTAGCAATTATAAACCAATTAAAGCAGGTGGTCTTAGAGTTGTTACAGATACAGGTAATGCGACACCTACAGTTTTTAATGTAGCTGTAAATGGTGCTGTTGATATTAATACAAGTGATGCTACAAATGGTATAGATATTGGTACAAGTCCAGCAGGTATTCCTGTTACAATCGGTTCGGCAAGTAGTACTGTAGTAATTGCTGGTATTACATTTTCAAGTGGTGGTGGCGGTGGGCTTAATACTGATCAAGTACCAGAAGGAACTTCAAATTTATATTTTCTTCCATCAAGAGCAGTTGCCGCGGTTGAAGATGATGCTAATCTAGTCCTTAATGGAGCTATTGCTGCTAGTTTTACACATAATTCAGCGAATGATTTTACACTATCACATAATGGTGGTAATGGAAGATTAATTTTAACTGGTACCAAGGCAGGTGTTGATGCTATTCAAATGAATGCTACAACAGTTGGTGGTGGTATAGATATTAATGCTGGGTCAGGTGGTATTACACTTGATTCAACTGGATCTATTAGTATTGATGCTAATACTGGTTCAAATTTAACAGTTACTGGTTCTGGACAAAGTCTTGTTCTTTCATCAGTTGGTGGTGGTTCACAACAAACTGTGGTATCATCTGATGGTACTGTATCAAATGCTGTCCAATTAACTGCTTTATATGGTGGTGTAGCTATGAATGCTGGTAAATCATCAACATTTAATGTTAATGGATCTGGTGAATCATTTACCCTTTCAACCACTGGTGGTGGAGCTCAACAAACAATAGTTTCATCCCAAGGCACTGGTAATAATGCTCTTTATTTAAATGCTTCTGCAGGTGGGTTTGATTTAGAAGGTATTAAAAGTTCATATGTTAATGTTACGGGTTCTAATCAAAATTTAACACTTTCTACAGCTGGTGGTGGTATAACACAACAAACAATTCTATCATCAGCAGGGACAAGTGATAGAACAAGTTTAACACCAGCAATTGTTGTTAATGCTAGTGCGGGTGGTTATGATATTAAAGGTGTTAAAGAATCTGTCATTCAAGTTAATGGTTCTGGTCAAGGTTTAACTTTACAATCAACTGGTGGTGGTAATCAACAAACACTTATTCGTTCAGATGGTACCGATGCAGCAAGTGCTGTTAAATTATATTCATCTGCTGGTGGTGTTAATATAACCTCTAATCAATCTTTTACAATGGATGTTAATACCAATTCATATATCCAAGCCAATAATGGTAGCAGATTTACTATAAATAGTACACAAGCTAGTGCTACATCTCAAGTATATCTTACTTCAGCTGGTACAGCTTCTGATGCTATATATCTTAATGCTACAGGCGGTGGTGTTACAATCACTGGTAATAAAACATCAACTATTCAAACAACAGCTTTAGGTGAAAGTTTAATTTTACAAAGCACTGGTGGAGGTGCTTTACAACAAACTACATTATCATCTGCTGGTACAGGTGCCAATGCTGTAACAATAAGTGCTTCTGCGGGTGGAGTAAATATACAAGGTGCTACAGCTTCATCATTATCAACAACTGTTGGTGGTCTCACAGTAAATGGTAAAACTGGAGTTGATATTCAATATAATAGTATTTCACAAGCCAATTTTGGGACTGATGGAACAGTTACATTAAAAGCTAATAATCCTTACACAATTACACATGCTGCTGATAGTGCTGCTGATGATCTTACAATCTCTCAAACAGGTGCTTTTGATGCTAGTTTATTATTAACATCAGCTGGTACAGGTTCTGATGCGATTGATTTAACAGCTTCCGCTGGTGGTATTAATATTTCAAGTGCGACTAGTTCTTCAATAACAACTTCATCAGGTGATATTACTATTAATGGCAAAGGAGGGGTTGATATTAAATATAATAGTGTTTCGCAAGCAGACTTTAGTGCTAATGGAACATTAACATTAAAACCTAATGAACCATATAATATTACACATGCTGCTAATGGTACTGCTGACGATCTTACAATTTCTCAAACTGGTTCTTTTGATGCTAGTTTATTATTAACATCAGCTGGTACAGGTTCCGATGCGATTGGTTTATCAGCTACCGGTACAGGAGGTGGAATTACAATTAACGCTAATAGCACTTTAGCACTTAGTGGTTCTACCATTACCCTTACAGGTGGTATTATTTATTCATCACCACAAACATTATCGTCATCTGGTGCTATTTCACTTACTAACAATATAACATTTTTAAATACCTCATCAGGACCTATTATAGCAACTTTAGCAAATGGTACAGTAGGACAAACTAAAATTATTATAATGATTAATAATACTAATACTGTCTCATTAACTCCAACTAATGCTCTAGGTTTTACAAGCATTATATTTAATGGAAATGGTGACTCAGCTACTTTAGTGTATACACCATCAGGCTGGGTAATTGTTAATGAACGAAATACAACAATTTCATAAGGTTTGATGTATTTATAATTTTACTTTTAAATTTTTAGTTTCATGATAGAAAATAATTTCTATTAATAGAGTAAAAAATAATAATTATTGATAAATGGCTGAAATAAAGAATATTGGCGGTGTTATAACTATAACGTCTTCTACTAATATAGATAATGCTATTAATTTAAATGCTCCAAATGGAAGTATAAATTTTGATGCTGGATCAAGTGGTATCAAAATAGGGACTACAACAAGTGGTTCTATTCATATTGGTAAAAATGGATCTATATTATCAATGTATGGTGTTGTTGATTTTCATGCATCTTCTGTAACTGGTTTATTACTTCCACCTGGTCCACAAGGTCCTTCTGGTCCAGCAGGTCCCCAAGGGGCTACTGGTTTACAAGGTCCAACTGGACCTCAAGGGGCTACTGGGTTACAAGGACCAGCAGGTCCACAAGGTGCTACTGGTTTACAAGGTCCAACAGGTCCTCAAGGGGCTACTGGTTTACAAGGTCCAGCAGGTCCTCAAGGGGCTACTGGTTTACAAGGTCCAGCAGGTCCACAAGGTGCTACTGGTTTACAAGGTCCAACAGGTCCTCAAGGTGCTACTGGTCCTCAAGGTCCAGCTGGAACACCAGGTACTATATTAACATCAACAGATGATCTACCAGAAGGTACAACAAATAAATATTTTCAAACAGCATTAGCCATATCAGCTATTCAAAATGCGGGAACATTAGATTTTAATTCATTAGCATCAATTATTTTGACTCATGGTTCAACTGGATTAGGATTACCTTTTACAATCGAAGAAATTGGATTAAGTGATATGGTTGTTCAAGCAGCTGGAGCAACTAATAATTTAGTATTACAATCTATTAATAACAAAGTCGATGTTATTTCCGGTGCCACATCACATTTTAAAGCATTAGATTATACAATGACTATTTCAGCTGAAGGTATTACACACGGTAAAGTTATTGTCACTGCTGCTGGTAACTCTAATCAAGCACTACAACTAAATGCTTCCAATGTGGTTGGTGGTATTGACATTAATGCTGGTTCTGGAGGTATTACTATTGATTCAAGTGGTGTTATTAGCATTGACAGTACTGATACTTCAAATTTGACTGTTTCAGGTTCTGGGAAATCTTTAACAGTTTCAACAGTTGGCGGTGGTGCTCAACAAACTACTGTTTCATCAGCAGGTACTGGTAATAATGCTGTTTCAGTTACTGCCTCATCAGGTAGTGTTTTACTTAGTGCTGCTACTAAAACAGTCAGATGTGTTGGTGGTTTTGTTGGTGCTACACCTCAATCATTAAGTTTAGATGGTGGTGTAACAGGTTCAATTAATTTAACTTCAATAATTACAATGCTTACATTAAATAATGCTGGTACAGGGATAACATCTGGTTTAATTTTACCGGATGCCTCTGAAGAAGGTCATATGAAAACAATTATCCTTAAATCTGTAAGCGGTGGACATCTTGCTAGATTAATAGATAATAATGGTATAACTGGGTTAGGAGGATTTGGTACATTAACATTTGATACTCAGGGTCAAGTGGCTAATTTAGTCTATACTAGTGATGGATGGATTGTAACCAGTAGTATTGGTGGATTATAAATAATATTCTAAAAGCAATAGAATACTGTAAGTAAATCAAAAAATAGTAAAAATATAATAAATTTATTTATTGACTTTGAAAGACTATTTTTTCAGAAGGTTGTTCTTCTTTAATAGTTTCTAATGGTTTACTTTGCGGTATAGGTTGTTGTTGTGTTGTTTGTGGTATTACAGCTTGATTAGTTTCAACAAAGAAATCAATTGATTGTGAAATAACAGATACTTCTCTCATTGTGAATGCTCCACGTTGGTAGGCAATAAAAGCAGCATTAACAAGGATTTGAAGAGGGTTTACTTTAATTTGGTTATTTGTTGGTTGATTTTCATCCATTTTAATTTTTAATTTTAATGAGATTTTTAAATAATATTTTAAAACTTAAACTTAAATTATTTTTTTATGTTTATTTGCTATTTATTTTCTATATTTATTATAATAATAGAAATAATAAATTAAAATATCAAAATGAGTGGTGGACTTATACAATTAGCCGCATATGGTCAACAAGATATTTATATTAGTGGTAATCCACAAATAACATTCTTCAAAATTATTTATCGTAGACACACCAATTTTTCAATAGAATCAATTGAACAAACCTTTACCACAGAAGCTGATTTTAATAAAATAGTATCTGCAACTATTGCTAGAGGTAATGGTGATTTAATACATAAAATGTACTTACAATTTACATTACCTGCTTTAGATCAACAACAAGAAGGCGCTGAATGGGTTGGATATGTTAATTCAATTGGTCATAATATTATTAAACGTGTTGATCTTGAAATTGGTGGTCAACTTATTGAGAGACATTATAGTGAATGGTTAGAAATGTGGGCTGAATTATCATTAAATGAAGCAGAAAGAAGAAACTTTAACTTTTTAATTGGTAAATATAATTCAGATGTTTCATTAAAAACTAATGCTTTACAAGAAAGAACATATCAAGTGCCTCTTCAATTCTGGTTTTGTCGCAATCCTGGTTTAGCTTTACCTATAATTGCTCTTACACAACACGAAGTTAAAATTAAAATGGAATTTAGAACTGTTGGTGAAGTTATTAAATCAGATGTTTTAATTAGTAATCCAGTTGATGTCTATGGTAATACACCTAGAATTAAGAATGCTTCATTATATATTGATTACGTATTCTTAGATGATGCTGAAAGAAAGATATTTGCTCAAGCTCCACATGAATATTTAATAGAATTAGTACAATACCTTGGTGAAAAACCAATTACATCTGGCATTTCAAATGATAAAATCAGATTCTCTTTTGAGAATCCAGTTAAAGAATTAGCATGGGTTATTCAAACTAATACTAACCTAGAAAAGAATAGTATAACTGGTAATAATTATCTTAAAT